ACATGGTAGAAAATGGTACGGATATAAATTTGATTCAAAAATTAGCCGGACATTCATCCGTAAAAACCACGCTAATTTACACGCATATAAGTCACAATCTGATTAGTAATATTCAGTCACCAATTTCAAATATCAAACTTTAATTTGAAATTCAGTAAGTCAGATATCGAGAAACTTCCGCAGAACATCCGCAGCCAGATAGAAGCACAGCTGGGAAAGGATGTAGTTGAAAAGCAATCAAAGTTTAAAAACAAAATTGTTATATACGATGGTATCAAGTTTCGTTCTGTAAAAGAATGCAACCGGTATAAAACGCTAAAATATCATCTCGATTTAAAAGTCATCTCAGATTTAAGATTGCAGGTACCCTACAAACTTGAAATCGACAATAAACTCATTGAAACATACATCGCCGATTTTGTCTACATAGATGTCTTCACCAGAAAAGAAATTGTCGAAGATGCCAAAGGCTGCCGCACGGCTACGTATAAGAGAAAAAAGCGCTGGATGAAGTCCATCTATGGCATAGAAATAAAAGAAACTTAATTCATAATTGTACTTTTTCAATTATTGTGCTATTTTTGAAGTACATTATTAACCAATAAAGTACAGATATGAATTTAATTAACCAAAAAGTCGAATTTCTGCACCTTGATTACAGGAAATTTGCAATTCTTTCGGGATGGAGATGGAAGAAGTTATCAGATTAGCGAACCATGCAGGAATACCAAAAGCTACTGTAATTCAACAAGGTACGTTCGGTAAGGCATGGGAACCAAAGTAATAAACTATCCAAAACTAAACAGTGCGTAAAAACATACATAGAGATACGATAATCAATGCCATAAAAGAGTGTGGCGGTATCATTTCTTTAACTGCTGACAAGCTTGGAATAACAAGAAAGGCACTGTATGAGCGCATCGAAAAAAGCAAGCAGATAAAAGATGCTTTGGACGAAGTAAGGAACAGAACCGGTGATGCTGCTGAAAATGTGATACTAAATGCAATTACTACTGGTGTTGTTTACAGGCAGAAAACTGTAACCAAAGGTAAAGGTAAAAATAAGACAACAGAAACGGTAGTAGTTCCTATACCTCTTTTACCAAAGGACCAGGTTAAGACAGCTCAATGGTATGCAGAGCGCATTTTAAAAGGCAGAGGCTACACAACACGCCAAGAGCATACAGGCAAGGATGGTGAAGAATTGAAAAATGCAGTATTGGTAGTTAACGGAAAAGCAAGAAATACACCGGTTATTGATGAATCGGACATAATTGAAGATTAATGTGGTTGAATTATTTAGTAATTATACAGATGTGTTCTATTGGAATATGGAAGCCGATCACCGATTCGTTGGTAATCAAGGCGGCACCAGTTCCAGCAAGACGATAAGCATCTTACAAGTTCTTTGTCATATTGCACTTAGTGAAAAATGTGTTATCACTGTAGTTGGTCAGGACATACCTAACCTTAAAAAAGGTTCATTGCGTGACTTCCAGAATATTGTATTACCGGATATGCATGACTCTTTCAAAAACAAGTTTAAAGAGTACAATAAATCTGACCGTATATACAACTTGCCTAACGGAAGTATGATTGAATTTACGAGCTTCTCGGACTTTCAGGATGCAAAAAATGGTAAGCGTGACTACTTATTTATAAACGAAGCTAACGGTATTCCTTATACCATAGCTGAACAGTTAATTCAAAGGACTAGATGTCAAATATTTTTCGATTGGAATCCAGACAGCGAGTTTTGGTATCATGAGCACATAAAACCAGATAAGCGTTGCATAACATTTTACTCAAATTTTAATCATAATCCATTCATTCCAGAATCTATTAAAGATGACATTCTACAATGGAAAATCACCAATCAAAGAAAATATAAGATTTACGGATTAGGTAAAACAGGAAAGTTAGAAGGATTAATCTATCCAAATTATGATTTGATATTGGAATTGCCAATTATATATGACAATAGAGTGTATGGACTTGACTTTGGTTACACTGATCCAATGGCTTTGGTAGAACTTCGAACATGGAATAACAACCTATATGCTGACGAAATTTTTTATGAAAGTTTTAGAACAGTTGCAGAGATGGATAAGTTGATAAAAATTGATAAGAGTATACCAATCATCTGCGACAATGCACGACCAGAATCAATTAAAGAGTTGAAGCAATTAGGTTACAATGCATATGCTGTAGAGAAAGGAAAAGGTAGTGTAATAACAGGTATTGAATCGGTGAAAAAATATAAATTAAATCTAACGGTACGCTCAGTAAATATGAAAAATGAGATTAAAAACTATGTGCGAGTATATGACAAAAAGGAAGGTAAATACATAGATGAACCAGTAGATAAGGATAATCATATCATGGATGCTAAACGTTACGGTGTGCACTATTTAACAAACAAAAGTAAATATCAAAATTCAAAAATAAAATACAGTGGAAATATTTAATTATCCAATATTATCATTCCTAACAGTAAAGCATAACATAGATTATGAATACTATGCTGCTACAATTAAAGTACTAATTGGAAAGAATGCATTGTTGGAAAAATCAATGGTAGAACTTACGGAACAACCATTTAAGAATATTATTACTATTGAAAATTTGTTTAAAACAATTCCACAAAAGCCAACCAACGAGATTGATATACTGGCAATCTGTTTTCAAATAGGTACTGAAGAAATAGAACCTTTAGGAATAGTTGAATTTTATACAGCATTCAACTATGTACATGATAGTTACATAAAAATGATTCAACGAGAAAATACAGTACTACACTATGATCCAGAGATGGAAGAGTTAGAAGCTGGCATTGATTCACTAAGAAAATTCGGCAGGCTATCAACCATTGATGCGCTTGCAGGCGGCGATATACTAAAGCACAATGAAATTGTAGAGCTACCATACTCCAGAGTATTTACAAAAATGTACCTTGAGTTGGAAAAATCAAAATTCCAGAAAGCACTTATTAAAATAAAATCAAATTCTAAAAGAAATGATAGTTGATATATTAAAAAACATCGCAACTAACAGGTTAAACATGGACTTTGCTTATGGCGATAAACCATCACTAAACCTTAAAGATGGAACCGTTAATGATAAATATTGTCTCTGGCTTCTTCCGGTTGACAATAAGCCAACAATTAACGAGTTCAATAGAGTAATAGCCAACAGCTGGGACGTTGCTTTATTCATGTGTATAAAGGCTGATATGGATGGTGGAACTCCAAGCGAAAACGGTGAAGATTACTATAATGAAAAATGGACAACGAGTATTAAACCACTATATGATCAACAAGTAGTGAATCAATTAACGATGTCATTTACTTGCATGGAAAGCATAACGATTACAAACTTCACATCAAAAGAAGTGATCAATTTGTTCAGCGAAAACATGGACGGACTTTACATCACATTTACAATAAAAGAAGATTTGATATAATGGCATACGCACAGAGCAACGTAGTTAAAGAATGGTTAGAGCAATTGCGCCTAGACTTAATCGCAGAATATGAGCGATTAGGACTTCGTGCATCTGGAAACTACGAAAAGAGTTTGTATTATTTCTTTACTGATAGACGTGCAATAATGTACGGAGCAAATTATGCTTATCAAATGCAATTTGGCAGGAATCCTGGCACATACCCTCCAAGAAAAGCAATTGAAGATTGGATTGATGCTAAGAAGTTGACATACACAATTCCTAAATCAACTCTTGCTTTTTTGATACAACGTAAAATATTCCGTGAAGGAATAAAAGTGCCAAGCAAATATAATGCTGGTGGTGTGATTGCTAATGTTATCACAGAAGAACGCATACAGCAATTGATTGATAAATTAAGATTTGTAAACATTCTACAGGTTTCTTCAGATATCGTAGATATAATTAAAGCAGCATAATATGGCAGTAATAATTTTAAAAGGCTTAGACCGAAACATTACATACTTAGGAACATCTTACGTTTCTAAGTTTATCGCAGCTTATAACAGTAACGTTATTCGTTGGAAAACCAGCACCGTAAAAACAGTATCGCGTGGTGAAATATGGTTTAATGGTACATTGAAATTTATTGACCTTATACCAATCAATGGTGAATTAGAATTTGATTGTTACGAACCAATCAAAACAATCTTCAATTATTTTGATGATACAATAAGCTACAATGTTGATGATATTGTAAAGTATGATGATAACCTTTTTAAGAAAATTAACATCAAACTGCGATTAATATATGCGGACACAACCACAGATGAAACCAATATCACTGGTTATTTTACAAGAGCAGTTCGACAACATACAGATGTTTATAAGACTTCAATGTTCTTATATGAGCCTTTAAGGATATTCAATATAGATCCACCAACAGTACCTACTTCTGCACTATCATTAATGCGAACAGGCGAGAAAGAAAATAGCTTTTCGCAGCGCTTGAAGATTTTTAAAGGATATCCTTTAGATATTTCTGTTATAGCTGAATATAGTAATGATAAAATGTACTTTGGGGTCAACCAATATGATGGAATAACACTTAGTTACCTGATAAAAAATATCACAACATCGCCAACTGATAAGTTAGATAAATACGTTGAGAGAATAATTATATCTGACGGACAAAGTATGCATGATGTATTTTCATCAATACCAAACTTTACCAAAGGTCAATTAAATATTATATCGTTAAAAGACTTTGGCACTAAAGATAGCCAATACACGTTTACAATAGATGTTGTAGATGAATGTGGAGTATACCTTAAGTGGTTAAATGGATCTGGTGGTTGGTCGTATTGGCTATTCAATAAGAACACAAGAAATTTAATAAATGTAAAACCCAAAGGTGTATTAAATAAGAATTCTGGTGGTCTAAGTTTTTCTGCTGATGAAATAAATATTGGCCAAGATGCGGAAGAAAAAATACAACTAGTTACAAATGGTCTGGAATATTGGTATTGGTTGCAGTTGATTGACATTGCCACCTCTCCTTGTGTGTACATGTACATGAAGCCGAAAGGTTCTTTGGCTTACGAAAACGATAATGTTGATGTATGGTTGAAGCTTCCAACGATTAGCAATTTTAAATACACTGCTAAGAAAGAAACTAATCTTTATTCTATTGGATTTGAATTAGAGTTACCTAAAATTTTTACTCAAACACTATGATATGAACAAAGTAGAGGTATATATTGCTGGTTTAAAACTGGACTTGAAAGATGAAGACACCGTTGCTTTAACAAAGCAAATAAATGACATTGCCGAAATTCAGAAACGTCAAGCGGATTATACGAACAGGTTTGTTTGTTACAAGACTCCAAACAACATGGCAATAGCCGAGATGCTTAATGTACCAGGTAATGCTTCAACACGTCCTTATAAATGGGCATCTGCACGTATTGTAAGTAACGGAATACCTGTTACCAATTACGGAATAGCTTTGCTACAGGAAACAAAAAACCGAGAAACATACGAATATATTATTTATGCAGGCAACTACGATTTGTTCAGTAAGATAGACGGAAAATACATTAACGATTTGGACTGGAGCGACTTGCTACACGTATTTAATTCAGATAACTGGATATATAGCTGGAGCAATACAGATGGATATATATATCCAATAGCGGAAACATTAGACGGTAAATTTAAAATTGTGCAACCGGGCAATGATGTTATAGATATACGTTACCAGGTTCCACATGTATTCGTAAAAACGATATGGCAAAAGATATTCGATGAAGCAGGTTTGGAATATCATGGAACTTTCTTCAGTACGGATACTAATTACCTTAATGAACTTGTGCCAGCTGATGTTGACAATGTAGATAAAGAATTGAATAGTGTTCGATTCAAAACCAAAGGCGACAAAATAAATCCTGGTGTATATCCGTATTCAGTTTTGGTAAATGATGATCCTAACAGTCTGAAAGATCCGTTACTGGACCGAAATTATATCGTAAAGGAAGACGGTCGTTATGTTCTTTCCATTGATTACAATTACCAAGTACAGGCATCATTAGGAATGGTTTTGTTTATTGCAATTAACGGTGTAACACAATTACCGGGTACCGTATTTTCTACCGCTGGTTGTCCGCAGGAAACCGTCCACATCGTATTTACAAAAGAGTATGATTTAAAAGCGGGTGATAGAATTGCTTATGTGGCTGTAACGTCTCCACGTTCCGGTTGTTCACCACTCAGTCTACAAGCCTATGAAGTCGATCACGAAATGACATTGCAGTACGAAGGTATTCCATCGCTTTATGGTTATGATATTGACTTTTCATTATACTTACCAAAAGTTCTGCAAGTTGATTTTTTAAAGGCTATCATGCAGCAATATGGTTTAATTTATCAATTAAATAATGACGGTCGTTATGAGTTTATACGAATTGAAGATTTACTAAATGGCCTTGCTGGTGTGTCTGATTTATCGGCTAAATATCACAAAGAAACCTCAGAAACATACCGTGTAGGTAGCTATGGTATTACAAACTTATTCAAGTACAAGTACTACGATAAAGACTTGAGCGGTCAAGGTTACGCAGATGCATCTTTTTCTACAAACATTGACAATTTAGATAATGAAATTACAGTAATTGATAGCATTATTGAAGCGTGCGGAGACTATCAAGTCCTACAAGTTGCTGGAAAAATAGCTGCTATACATTCGTTTGAAAAGCAGAGTGATGATAAATACCTATTGCGGTCAAATGACAAGCTTAAAACCGTTATTCTAAACCGTTCCAACGGTTTTGAATTGACATTTTATGATAGCGATACGCATATCTACGGACAAAGTTACACATCTTGGACAATTCCTTATGTGAAATTCACACCATTGCATTGGCAAAATCTATTGAATCTGTACTATCCCAAATTTATATTGATGATACAAAGGCCTCTAAAGAAAAAAGTACAGATATGGTTCACACCGATCGACATTTATTTCCTGGATATGTTCAAAATAATTTATCTACAACAATACCAATCTTATTTCTATCTCAATAAAGTAAATAATTTTCTACCAGGAAAGTTATCTGATTGTGAACTCATTAAAATAAACTAACCAATGGCAGAAACTTATAAAATATTAGACCTTGATATTGATTATTCAAAGTTAATTACAACAACTACGCAATCTAAAAAAGTACTGGCTGAAATGAAAGCAGAACTTAATGAATTGAAGAAAGCAGGAAAAGAAAGCACCGATGAGTTTACTAAATTAGATGCTGAAATCAAGGCACAATCAAACGTTGTAAGAATAAACACAAAATTGATTTCTGATTATGTACAGGCTGGTGAAGGTCAGAATTTAACCATAGAACAACAACGCAAGCTGCTTTCTGCGGTTTCTGTACAATGGGCACAGTTGACTGAAGAAGAGCAGAACAACACTGAGGAAGGCAAAGCATTAACAGCAACAAAAACACGATTAACGGAAGAGTTAAAACGATTGGAAGCCGCTACCGGTGATAATCGCCGTAACGTAGGTAATTACACGCAGTCAATTCTGGAAGCTGCCAAAAACAATAACATCTTTGGCGGAACATTTAGCGGAGTATTGAATCAGTTGCAGGGTATGAAAGGTACATTGCAAGGCATGAAAGATGCATTTGAGGCTTCAAAAGGTGGTGCTACTGGTTTTGCTGGCTCAATGAATGTGGTAAAAGTTGCAATCGCTTCCACCGGAATTGGATTATTAATAATTGCAATTGGTGTGTTGATTGCCGCATTGTCTAAAATGACACCAATAGTTGATAAGGTAGAACAAGGCATGGCAGCAGTAGGCGCCGTTATAGATGAAGTCTTACAACGTGTACAAAAATTTGCCTCTGGTGTAGCAGATTTTCTTAGTGGTAATTTTTCAGAAGGATTTGATAAAATGGCAGGAAGTGTTGATAATCTTAGTGAATCTTTGGTTAATGCAGCAAACGCTGCAATCGAATTAAAAAAGGCACAACAAGACTTGGAAGATGCACAACGTGCACAAGATGTATTAAATGCAAAATCAGCACAACAGATAGCAGAACTAACATTGCAATCTAAAAACAGAACATTGTCTGAAAAGGAACGCATAGATTTAATTAACCAAGCAGACCAGATAGAAAAAGAAAACTTCGAGAGAAAAAAAGCATTGGTTGATGAAGAATTGCGCCAAGCGTATGAAGCTGCTGAACAAAAAACAGAACTATCCAAACAAGAAATTCAACAACTTGTAGAAGGAACATTGGCACAGGAAGTCGAATATAAGAAGCGAGGCACTTTAGGTGATGCAGAGCTTGATAAAATAAAGGATGCACAGATAAAAAAATATGAAATATTACAGGAATCCACAGGTATACAAGAAAAACTAAACAATCGTCGTGATGAATTAGAACAAAAAGCGCAAGATAAGATAGAAGCAGCGGCAAAAGCAGCTGAAGAAGTGCAAAAGAAAAAAGAAGAAGCCAGAAAAAAAGCACAGGATGCAACAATCAAGGCGTTACAAGAAGAGTCCGAACTATTTGATGCTTTATCCGGAAAGGAAATAAAATCAGAAAGTGAACTTGTACAGTCATATCAAAGACGCGCCGACATTCTACAAAAGCAGCGCGAGTTCAACCAAATATCTGAAACCAAATACTCTGCGGAAGTTGCAAAACTATTCGATGAATTTTCTACGGCTTCGGAAGCACGCTTAAAAGCGTTGGCAGACGCGCGTATCAAAGATGCTGAAGAAGAGTTGGCATTGTTGAAGCTAACGCATGAAAGCAAAATAAAAGATGGCAAACTCTTAACGGATCAACTGATACAGCAAGAACTGGAAAGGTTACGCCTTGTTAAAGATGCTGCGGAAGAAATTGAACGCCAAAGATTCGAAGCTGGTGAAATCACAGCAAAAGAATTTCGTGCATTTCAATTACAAGGCGATAAAGAATTCTTGGATGCACAGCAGGCCTTGTATGATGAAAAGGCACAGCAAGTAAGAGATGCCAAAGCTATTGATATGGCAAACGACTTAGAGTTGATGAAACTCAAAGGAACAAGTGAGTATGATTTACAAAGAGAACAGTTACAAAGACAATATGAAGCTGAAATAGCACAGGCTAACAAAGTTGGTGCAGATATTCAAAGAATAAAACAAAAATATTCTGAAGCTAATAAAAAAATTGATAAGGCTGAAAAAGAAAACCAATTAAAACTTACTGCTGACACATTAGGTAGTATTGCTGAATTATTAGGTAAAAATACTGCGGCTGGAAAAGCTGCCGCAGTAGCACAAGCAGGTATTAATACCTACTTAGGAGTATCTCAGATATTAGCAGCACCACCTAGTGGCCCAGAACCAGCTAATACAATTATAAAAGGTGTTGCGATTGCTGGTACTATTGCTACAGGTATTGCCAATGTGGCGAAAATTGTAGCAATAAAAGCCGAACGTGGTGGAAAATTCGGAACAGTTGGCGGTAATTATCATAGTGGCGGCGGCACAAAATATTTTGGCGATGATGGTAATGTAATTGAAATGGAACGTGATGAAAATTTTTATGTTTTAAATCGTGGTGCATCGCAAGCGATAAATTCGTTATCTTCTTTAAATGAATATTACGGAGGTGTTGGATTTGCAAATCCAGTAAGAAGTGGATATTATGCAGATGGTGGTATGGTCTCAAGAAGCTTAGAAGTGCCAGATATAAGTCCGCAGATAGGTGCAGCCGTTGCGGACGCAATAAAGGACTTAAAAATATACACCGATGTAAAAGACGTAATTAGAGAAACAGGAAATAGAGCAAACTTAATAGACGGAGCCAACATATAATGCTGTATAACTACCTCAAAGAAAATGAATTTTTAATTGACATTCTTGTCAAGAAAGGTGCTATTTCAATTGATGTAGTTACTAAATATCAAATGTATGATCACTTCAAAGAACTCTATAAAGGTGACCGAAAAAAGAAAACGGCAGCACTTAATAGTACTGCCGTTAAATATAAATGCTCAACAAAAACGGTAAGTCGTGCTGTTGATTTTATGGAGTCTTAAAAATGTAGTACGTTCTACTTCCTTGCAGGGTTATAAGCGTAGATGTAATTGAAGATATGGTAAATGTTTCCGCGTTTCCGTCCGCGTAATGCATGGTTAAGGTGTTACAATCTTTTATACTGTAATAGTTATCAGCGTTCACCATGTTTAGTGAAAATTTGCCCGATGTATCATTGTATATACCGTAACCTCCGAGAATAATTGCAATGCTATCTTTGAGGTGATATACTGAGCTTCCGGCAGTATCTTTTGGAGCGATAGGGTTTGCGGTGTACCTGATTAAACCGACGGCGCCTTTATCTTTGATGTTGTCACACTCGGTTTTCACGGTTTCTTTTTTACATGCTATGGCTGCAACGGCCAATAATAGTAATAGCTTTTTCATGGTTAAAATTTATCTATGTTAATAAAATCAATTCCGGCTGTGAACTTAAATACATTTTGTAATTCATGTAAAGAATAGACTTCCATTTTTATTGTCAGCTCCGGACTTTCATAATTTACTGTAGCACTTTTAGCGTTGATTGCCTCTACAAAAAATTTATTGTTTTCGATCAAGAAATAAACTTTATAAGCATTAACCCAGATGAATCCGTAATCGTTCAGCTCTTTTAAATAAATATCACAACTCGAAACCTTATCAACGGCTACAACAATTTCTTTCTTGTTACTAAACTGGTTTAATGCAAAACTTTCTTTAACGCGACCACTTGTGTAATACTCACCTGGCCTAATTTTAATAGAATTATCGTCAAGATTAATACCCGTGATTAAGTGAGTTTGTACTACGCCATATTTTACGGCGTTTCCAATTCTCAAATCGGCAATTCTCACTTGTGACTTTTGTTGGTAAAAATCCATTTTCAAATATAGTAAACCATTATAAGATTACCACTTACCTGCGTCGCATTTTTCGTCCGGTACCCGAAGCTTTGCCGACAATGGGCAATGGCACAGATCGCAAACATAACCTTCAATAATCTGTACTTCATCTTTTACATTTGCAAGATGTTTTTTAAATACTGCATGTGGACATACTGCACAATGTTCAGCTCTTTCTTTTGCTAATTCACTTGCCAATTCATCATCGGTTAAATAATTTTTCCAACCAGTATAAATATTCTTTATTTTTCCTAAAATGGACATAGTATTGTCTAAAATTTGCACCTCAAAGTTACATAAATTACTTTTGAAGTAACTAATTATTTAATAAAGTAATGTCCAAAAGAGTAAAATCTATCAATTTTTTTGAAACTACAGCTAAATCAATAGCTGTAATTGCAGGAAATAC